ACACTGTTACGTATACTGTCTGTCGACATCTTAGGATTCCTATAGATGATGAGTTAGTGTTGGATATAGCAGGTATTGCTATACCTCACTTATGCTCAGTAGATGGATTGGCTTTATCAAAGTGCATCGTGTATATCTCTTCCACACGCTGAAACGTGTAAGGAAAAGACAACCAGATGTATGGCTCACCTTGCGGTTCGCCAACGAATTCCTTCACTAACTTCCACCAATCCTCCGGTGAATGTAAGTTTAAGTTTTCGCCTTTGATTATGTTAAGATTCAGAGGTTCTCTTGAATCAGACATAATTAGCCCCAACTACCCTCTGGGGTCGAAACGCTGACGTCAAAGACGGAAAGCGCAACGAGTGCCTGGAGGCGATCGACAAAGTCCTGCCTTTCGGCAGCCGTGAATGAGGTCGGGATATCGATTACGATATCCGCCTTTCCTTTACCGAGTATTGACCCGATACAGGAACACGCAGTATCAACAGTGGCCATTTTCGGGACCGAGACAACCCAACGAGTTCGGTAGTTACCGTTCGTTAGGGGGCCGCGGACTGATTCAGTGACGTCACTTTGAGCACCACCAAATGTCGCATCACCAGCCAAAGCCCAGGATGTAATACCTCCCTGGGTACCCCGAGGGGTATATACTTTGGTGTTTAGTGTGATATTTGCGGAAACAGGCATGTTCTGATACCTTATCGGAATGCTTGAGCCAGCAACGCTAAGGCGTTCGCTGCGTGCTCAAACGAGAGAGGGTTCTTAACGTAGAGCCCGGGAACGGGAGAGCTAGAGTAACAAGTACGTTTATAGTACTCGGCTCGACCACGGACCTGTAAAGATCCATAGTAGAATATGGGTGTAGAACCCATACTCTCTAGCGTACCGCGATTAAAGATCCTCTTACTCTTAACTGCCTGGCCGCCACTGATAAATTCAAAACCAGTGTCGGCTGTGACAGCACTAAGCCAGTTGGAGACCGGTAAAAACCAGTCGACAACAAAAGAGAATCTGGTGATCTCCCATACTATCTCAGCCGGGTTGATTAGGCCCAGAGAAGATAGTTCGGCTAAAACAACATCGGTCTTAGCATACACAAGGAAAATATTAACCTTGCGCTGATTAAGCCAATGTGCTTTTAGAGTCATTAGACCAGCACCTGAAAAGGTGTTTTCGTCATAGACTACATCCTCATGGAATGAACGTACTGTCAAGTTGAGAGTCGCATTTTTCTCGGCTCTCTTCTTTAAGTGCGCCATACCACCTA